TTGCTCGGCTTTTTTGCACAGGTCGTTCAGGGCCTCTTGCAATCCGGCTTTTCCCACATTCCGAACCTGAAACGGGCGCACCGGTCAGAAGTTTTGGCCTATCTGGAAGTGATGTTTCAGACAGAGGGAGAAACCAGAGCCACCAACCCTAATATCATTGCCTTCAGCAATGGTCTTTACAATATCCGGGATGGTTCTTTCATGGACTTTACCCCGGAAATTGTGATTACCAATAAAATTCCGTGGCCGTATAACCCAGCCGCCCACAATGAACTTCTGGACTACACATTAAACCGGTTGGCTTGTAATGATCCTGAAGTCCGGGCCTTGCTGGAAGAAATGGTTGGGTATTGCCTTTACCGGCGCAATGAACTTGGTAAAGCCTTCATTCTGATTGGCGATAAGAGCAACGGCAAATCCACCTTCCTTCATGTGGTCAAAAATATGTTGGGGGATAAGAATATTGCTTCCCTTGACCTGAAAGAACTTGGGGACAGGTTCAAAACCGCTGAACTGTTCGGAAAACTGGCGAACATTGGTGATGATATTGGGGATGAATTTATTGCCAATGCGTCTGTATTCCGCAAACTGGTAACAGGCGAACGGGTGAATGTGGAGCGGAAAGGTCAAGATCCCTTTGAATTCAATAATTATTCCAAGTTCCTGTTTAGTGCTAATGTGATCCCCCGCATGAAGGATAAGACCGGAGCCGTTCAAAGACGCTTGGTGATTGTTCCCTTTGATGCCAAGTTTACCCCCAATGATGCAGATTTCCGCCCATTTATTAAAGATGAATTGTGTGAACAAAGTTCAATGGAATATCTGATCCAGTTGGGCTTGAATGCCCTGAAGCGTGTTCTGACCAATGCCGCCTTTACCACTTCCAGCCGGGTTCAGGGGCAACTTGACGAGTACGAACAGAACAACAACCCCATTATTGGCTTCATTCAGGAAATCGGACTGGATGGGATCATCAATGAAGCCACTGATACAGTTTATCGGAGATATAAAGAATATTGCATTTCAAACAATTTCCAAGCCCTATCCAAAATTGAGTTTTCCCGACAAATCTGCAAACGCTGTGGCTTAACCAGTGGAGCAAAGTATATCAAGGGAAGAAAAACAAGAATTTTCGTGGAAGAAGGTGATTTATGATGGCCGGTTCTAAAAAAGTGTTCGCCACCCTTGGGAGTTCAAACCATGTGCCTGAAGAACGGGAAGCCTTTGACTACTACGCCACCGATCCAAAAGCTGTGGAAATGCTGTTGGAACTGGAACAGTTTGCCCCGGTGATTTGGGAACCGGCCTGTGGTGAAGGCCACATTTCCAAGGTGCTTCAGGCACACGGTTATCAAGTCATTTCCACCGATCTTGTTTACCGGGGCTTTGGTGATCCTGAACCGCTGGACTTCCTGAAGGAAACTTTGGATGGATTTGAAGGCGATATAATCACCAACCCGCCATATTCAACGGGGCTTGAATTTGTTCAACGGGCGCTTGAAAGCGTCCGCCCCGGTGGGAAAGTGGCAATGTTCCTGAAGGTTCAATTTTTGGAAGGACAGAAGCGGGGGGCCTTCTTTAAGGATACCCCCCCCGTATAATTTACATATCTCGTTCCCGTTTGGCCTGTTATAAGAACGGAGATATGAGCGTTAAGCCCGAAAGCGCTATTGCTTATGCGTGGTATGTATGGGAAAAAGGATTTACCGGTGATCCGGTGATTAAGTGGTTCAACTGAAAGGGTGGTGGAACATGAACCATCAGTATTCAAAATTCAAAAATAAAGCTATCCCCTATGCCAAAGTTGGGCGGCGGGTATTTGGAAGCCTATTCAATGCTGAAACCTTCTGTTCTGACCACGGGCTTGATGTAAATTCAGCCATTGAATATGGGGAAATCCCGGAATTGAAGAATGAGGTTCAAGAAATAGCCAAATATCAAAAAGCGGTTCTTCGGGAAGTTCTTCATCGGTTGGAAAAGCGTTGTTCTTTCCTACATGGTGAAATAACTGGATTTTCTAATTCTTTGTCTGTTTGCCACCCGCTGGATCGGGGGTATTTGGAAGATAGACTGAAAGAAGCGATTGCCAAGAGTACAGCCACCCATGAAGCAAGGGAAATGGTGTGGACGATACTTGAGGAATTGGAAAGGTTGAGTGAATGGCATGATTAAAGATAGTGGAGAACGCACCCGGTTTGATACCGGGGCGGTTCGTGATATGCACACCGGCAAGGGCCGGATGGATTTATTGCCTTGGGAAGCCTTGGTGGAGGTTTCCAAGCATTGTGAAGAAGGGGCGCTAAAGTACGGGGAACGCAACTGTGAAAAGGGCATTCCCATTCATAGCCTGATTGATTCGGCCTTCCGCCACCTTGCCAAATACATGATGGGCATGAAGGATGAACCCCACCTTCGGGCGGCTTGCTGGAATTGCTTATTCGCCCTGTATATGGAAATCAAACACCCTGAACTTCAGGACATACCAACCAGAATGGAGGAACCGCATGAACAGGGCTGAACGGCGGAGAGCCAAGAAAGCGGGTATTCCGGTAAAGAAGGAACCCGTGGTGAATATCAAAGCCGCTGATGTTCAGAAGATCAAACAGGATGCTTCCAAAGAAGCGGCGGACAAGGCTTTTCTTCTGATGTTGGGGTTGCCGGTGATGGTGCTTCATGACAAATTCGGCTTTGGCCCGGTTCGGTGTGAACGGTTCACGGATGCTGTTCTTGAACTGTATGATAGCTTTGAAAAAGGTTATGTGTCCCTTGAAGATATTCACCTGACCCTGAAAGAAGAAACCGGGATCACTATTGTTTCAGATGGGAGGTTGAAAGATCGTGGGAACTAAACCTTGGCAAAACAGTGAAGGCTATTCCGACCCCACCGCCTATGAGGGGTTGAAGCCTATCATTCGGGAGAATGAAGAACAACAACGGCGGTTGAACAATCTGATTTTCGTTCTGAAGTACATTATCCGCTTGGCCGGGTTTGAACTGTTGAACCGGATTGAACTGAAAGATAAGCGGAATGGGAGGGAGTTCAAATAATGGGGCCGAATAGCGATACAGGGAAAGGAACCCTGTATATTAACGGGGAACCCCTTGCGGAAGTTGGGGAAATCAAAATTCCACTGGAAGTGGAGCCGTCAGATCTTCCACCGATTCTGGCCGATGTTTCTTTCACTATCACAATGGATTGCCCCCGGTGGTTGCGGCGGAAGTTGGCGTGGTGGATTTTCAAAGCCCGGTTGAAAGACCTAATACACCGGATTTTCCACTTTTGAAAATTAACTTTCAAGAAAACGACCCCGCCAAAATCCTTCAGGGGTTGGGGTTGGAACAGATATGGGACAGATGTAAAGGCTTGATCTGTTCTGGTGAAAACTATTGTAAATGCTGGCGTTTAGGTAAAGTAGAACAGATAGAACAGATGTTATATTACTTAAACTTAAAAAGTAAAAAAAATATATAAGATAAGTAATATAAGAGAACTGTCCAAAGATGTGTTCTATCTGTTCTACACATTGAAAAGCCTTGATATTTCAGGAGTTTTCACAGAACAGATGTGTGAAAGGATGCGTGCTACATAGTGACTGATAAGGAACTTTCCCAGCGGGCTAAAGAATATTTTGCCCAAATCCGAAAAACTGACCGACTGATCCAGCGGTTGACAGATACAGTGAATACCCTTCGATCCGGGTTGACCAGTCAAAGCTATGAACTGAAGCCTGACAAGGTTCAGACTTCCGGGCCAAAAGACACTTTAGGGGAAACCATTGCAAAAATCATGTCCCTTGAAGATGATATTAACACCCGGATTGATGAACTTGTTAAACAAAAGGCTGATGCCATGCGCCGGATTCAGAATGTGCCTGACCAAGACCAGCAGAATATTTTGATTGCCCGGTATGTAAACGGGGAAAAATGGGAAAAGATTGCTGTTGACCTTAACTTTTCAATCGCCCAAATTTACCGAATTCACGGAGCCGCTTTGCTTGACTTCATCAAAGAAAACCCGGATATTCTGAAAGATGATAGTAAAAGATAGTGTGCTTCATGATATAATGGCATTGTAAAAATGCACCCTGATAACCGGGGTGCATTTTATCTTTTTAGAAAGGGGTGAATACCTTGACGGCAAGACAGAAGAAGTTTTGTGATGAATACCTGATCAGCGGCAATGCCACCGATGCGGCAATCAAGGCGGGGTATTCGCCCAAGACTGCCAAGCAGACAGGTTCGGAAAACCTTGCAAAACCTGACCTGAAACAGTACATTGAAGCTGAACTTGAAAAACTGCATTCCGCCAAGATTGCTGATGCCCAAGAAGTCCTTGAATACCTGACCGCTGTAATGCGGGGCCAACACACTGAACAGGTGTTGAAGCTGGCCGGTGATGGTGTTCAGGTGGTGGAAGATATTGATGTTTCCGCCAAGGAACGCTTGAAGGCCGCTGAATTGATTGGCAAGCGTTATGCCCTGTTCAGTGACAAGATGGACTTGGGCGGTGCTGTTCCCGTGGTTATCATGGGGGATGATCAACTTGAAGATTAGCCCCAAGGCCAAGGTGATCCGCCTTCCTGAAGTGGTGGGCAAAGGGTACAAGACCTTTTGGAACTTCAAAGGCCGCTACCGGGTTTGTAAGGGGAGCCGTGCAAGCAAGAAATCCAAAACCACGGCCCTGAACATCATCAAACGGATGATGCAATACCCGGAAGCCAATACCCTTGTGGTTCGCAAAGTGTTCAGAACCTTGAAAGATAGCTGTTTCACGGAATTGAAGTGGGCAATCAACCGGCTTGGGGTTCAGGCTTATTGGGAAATCAAGGAAAGCCCCCTTGAAATGACCTATGTTCCCACCGGTCAGAAGATTTACTTCCGGGGCCTTGATGATCCCCTGAAGGTTACTTCCATTACGGTTGAAATTGGTTATTTGTGTTGGTGCTGGATTGAAGAAGCCTATGAAATCACCAATGAAGATGATTTCAATATGCTTGATGAAAGTATCCGTGGCGCTATCCCGGAAGAAACCGGCCTGTTCAAGCAAATCACCCTGACCTTCAACCCGTGGAATGAAAAGCACTGGATCAGGAAGCGGTTCTTTGGAGAGATTACCGGCAAGGATGCCCAAGGAAACCCCACATATCAATTCCATGATAGCTGGACTTCCCCGGATGGGCAGATTTACGCCACCACTACCAATTACCTGTGTAATGAATGGCTGGATGAAGCTGACCTGAAGGTTTTCCAGACCATGAAGGAAACCAACCCCCGGCGCTATAAAGTGGCCGGTTTGGGTGGTTGGGGCATTGTGGATGGCCTGATTTATGAGAATTGGCGGGAAGAACTGTTCAACCCGGCTGAAATCAGCGCCCGGAACGGTGTGAAATCGGCCTTCGGCCTTGACTTCGGTTATACCAATGACCCCACGGCGCTTTTCTGTGGGCTTGTCAGCAAGGAAGAAAAGACCATTTGGGTTTTCGATGAACTGTATGAAAAAGCCCTGACCAACCGGGCCATTTGTGACCGGATAACGACTATGGGCTATGCCAAAGAGCGTATCAAGGCCGATTGTGCAGAACCCAAGAGCATTGACGAATTGCGGGAAGCTGGCCTTCATCGTATCAGAGCCGCCCGGAAGGGCAAGGACAGCGTGAACAATGGCATTCAGTACATTCAGGATTATATCATCATCATTCATCCCCGGTGTGTGAATTTCATCACTGAAATTTCAAATTATACTTGGGCTGAAGATAAGTTCGGGGCCAAGATCAACACCCCCATTGATGATTTCAACCACCTGATGGACGCTATGCGTTATGCGCTGGAAGATATGCTGGTTGGCCCCGTTTTCAGCTTCGACTAATAACAGGATAGTAACAGACAGCCTCGGAAACCGTATGTTTTCGGGGTTTGGTGTTCATTGACCAATAGAAAGGAACCGCCCATGTTTGAACAACAGCACATTTTGAAGAAAATTGAACAATGGGCGGAACGGCTTCCCTATCAGTCTTTGAAGATTGAAGTGGAACTTTCAAACCAAACGCTGACCTTGGAGAAAACCAGACAGCGCCCCATTGGATTTCAGCCCCCCCCCCAAGAGAGAAAGGACGGTGATTGAATATGCCCCTGTTTACTGATACTGAAACGGCCCGGATCAATCGCCTGATCCTGATGGGCGGCAATACCGGCATGACTGAACTTCAGTTTTTCGCCGCTGAAATTGATGAATGGAAGCGGAGCCGCAAGCGGAAAGAACAGATTATTGGGGATGCCTACTATGAAGGCTACCATGACATTCTGACCCGCAAGCGCACAATCATTGGCGAGGATGGCAAACTTCAGGAAGTTGACAACCTTCCCAACAATCGGCTGGTGGATAACCAGTTTGCTTTGATGGTGGATCAGAAAACCAACTATCTTGTGGGCAAGCCCTTTTCCCTGACCTGTAAAAACAAGACTTATTCCGAATTTTTGAACAAAGTTTTTGATAAGCGGTTCAAGCGGCTTCTGAAGTATGTGTGTGAAGATGCCCTGAAAGGTGGGATTGGCTGGCTGTACCCCTACTATGGGGATGATGGCAAACTTGCCTTCAAACACTTCCCGGCCCATGAAATTCTCCCCTTTTGGGCGGACGATGATCACACCATCCTTGATTGTGCTGTTCGCCTTTACCCACAAGAGGTTTGGAACGGTTTCAGCAAGGAAATTGTGGAGCGGGTGGAGATCTTCAAATCAGATGGCCTTTACCGCTATGTGTACGATGGAACCACCCTGACCCCGGATGAACAGTTGGGAGAGCATGAAAACTATTTCAGTGTTGACAATGGGGAAGAAACGGTTGAACTGAATTGGGAGCGGATTCCCCTGATCCCGTTTAAGTACAACAAGCAGGAAATCCCCCTGATCCGCAGGGTGAAAACCCTTCAGGACGGTATCAACACTATGATTTCCGACTTTGAAAACAATATGCAAGAGGACGCACGGAACACCATTCTGATTCTGAAGAACTATGATGGTGAAAACCTTGGGGAGTTCCGCCGCAACCTTGCGACCTTCGGAGCCGTAAAAGTTCTGTCTGATGGTGCAGTAGAAGCCCTGACTGTGGAAGTCAACGCTGAAAATTTCAATTCCATTTTGAAGCTGTTCAAGGATAAACTGATTGAAAACGCCCGTGGCTACAATGCCAAGGATGATCGCATGGGCAACAACCCCAATCAGATGAATATTCAATCCATGTATTCTGATATTGACCTTGACGCAAACGGGATGGAAACCGAGTTTCAAGCGGCCTTTGATGATCTTCTGTGGTTTATCAATCAGGATTTCGCCAACACTGGCCGAGGAGATTTTGAGGAAGAAGAAATCACCATTGTTTTTAACCGGGATATGCCGGTGAACGAAAGTGAAGCCATTGAAAATTGTGGGAAGTCCGTTGGTATTCTGTCCAATGAAACCATTGTGGCCCAGCACCCGTGGACAACGGATGTGGAATTGGAGTTGGAGCGGATCAAGAAGGAAAAGGAAGAAGCAATGGAACAGGCGCAGGATTACAACGGCGCTTTTGGGAATGTTCAGAAAGAAGATCCTGATGGTGATGAAGGCGGGGACGAATAATCCCCGCCTTCCCTATATGCCGGGGCAATAATGGGGCGGGGCCGGGGTTCACCTCCTTACCCGGTCAAAGGTGCAATTCCTTTCCCCGGCACTTTCTATGGCGTGTTAGTCAAGCGGTTAAGACACCGGCCCTTCAAGCCGGGAACACGGGTTCGACCCCCGTACACGCTACCACTTGCCGGGTTGGTGGAATGGCAGACACAGCGGATTCAAAATCCGCCGCATTTGGCGTATGGGTTCAAGTCCCATACCCGGCACCAATATTGGGGTGTAGCCAAGAGGTAAGGCAAGGGGTTTTGACCCCCTGAAGCGTTGGTTCGATTCCAACCATCCCAGCCATTCGAGAAGGGAGCGTGACCCCGTGAAAAATGCTGACTATTGGCGGGGCCGGTTCGCCATTCTTGAAAATTCGGCCCACAAACAAGCGGATGAATACCTTCAGACACTTGAAGATATTTACCGGGAAACTGAACACACTGTTCAGCGGGATATTGAAAGCTGGTATCAGCGATTTGCAACCAATAACAATGTGACTTTGGCGGAAGCCCGGAAAATGCTGACCACTGGACAGCTTGAAGAATTCAAGTGGACGGCGGAACAGTATGTGAAAGCCGCACAACAAGCCAACCTTTCCCCGGAATGGATTAAGAAGCTGGAAAATGCTTCAACCCGTTTCCATGTCAGCCGCCTTGAAGCAATCCAACTGCAAATTCAACAGCAGATTGAACTTCTGTATGGCAATCAGGTTGATGGGGTGGATGATCTTCTGAAGAAGCTGGTTTCCAATGGGTACACCCACGGGGCCTTTGAAATCCAAAAGGGCATTGGCCTTGGATGGGATTTCACCGCTTTGAACCAGAAGAAACTTGAAACCTTACTTTCAAAACCGTGGACAACGGACGGACGGACTTTTCGGGATCGCTGTTGGGTGAACAAGGCTGATTTGGTGGACACCGTAAACAAAGAACTGATTCAGGGAATGTTGCGGGGTGATCCACCGGCCAAGACTATCACCGCCATTCAAAAGAAGTTCGGAACAGCCCGTTATAAGGCAAGGCGGTTGGTGCATACGGAAACTACCTATTTCAACGCTGTTTCCAAAATCCAGATGTATAAAGATTTGGGTGTGGATCAGATTGAAATTGTGGAAACGCTGGATTCCCGCACCTGTGCGGTATGTCAGCCCCTTGATGGAACGGTGATCCCGCTGGCCCAATATGAGCCGGGGGTGACTGTTCCGCCCTTCCACCCAAATTGCCGGGGAACCACTTGCCCCCATTATGACGATATGGATGGCGAAAGAGCCGCCCGCACCGCTGATGGAAAGGTGTACTATGTCCCGGCCAACATGAAATATACCGATTGGAAGAAGGCTTTTGTGGATGGTGTGAAGGATGGTTTGACGGTTGCCACCGTGGGCGCTATAATGAAGGCGAAAAGGGAATTGGAGCCGCTGAAGGCTGAAATGTTCCCTGAATACCTGACCGACAAGAAGGAACGGAAGAACACCCAAGCCCTGATTGATTATGTGAATGCGTGTGAAAACGCTGATCCTGATGTGGTTGCCCTTTATTCCAAAATGGGGGCTATGGAAAACATCAGGGCCAACGGTATTCCCATGAAGGTTTCCCACGGGAAAGGCTATGCGGTTAATTATCGCTATTATACCCGGAATGATCAGCTTGCGGAAGTTGAATTGATTATTCCCAAGCTGGCCGGGGATGATCTTACCAGCCAAGTGGTTACAACCTTACATGAGGAAATGCACCTGATGGATATGTTCAACCGGTCAGACCCGGCAAAGTATTCAGGTTGGTTCAGTTCCAGCCACGCCAAGTTAAGTTCCTTTTTCCAGAAAGCCAACACCGATATTGCGGATGATATTGATTCCCTTTTTGAAGCCTTCGATAAGGAATGCAAGCGTATTACGGCGGAAATCAATGCTGAATTGAGAACCGCCACTTCTGCCTTGACGGATCAATACTATGCAAGAACCATTTCTTATTCCGACTACAAAAAAGCCTTCAATAAGCTGAAGCGTGAAGCAAGTGAACAAATTGATTATCAATGCCGAAACGCTATGGGCGGCGGTATCAGTTCCCTTGAAGATATTTACGATGCCCTTTCCGGTGGTTCGGCCCGTGATGCTGGCCTTGTGCGATATGGTCACGGTTCCAAATATTACCGGGATATTGGGAAACGGGCGGAAGAAACCCTTGCCAATTATGGCGCTTTGTCGGTTGTCCGTCCTGACCTGATAGAAATGCTTCGTAAGGATAAACCGGAGTTGGTAGAAGCCTTGGAAGAAGTCATTCAGGATATGTTAAAGAAAGTGGGTGGTTAATATGACACGGGAAGAAAAGCTGATGAAGGTTCATGCGCTGTTGGCTGAAGTTTCTGATGTTCTGGTTGACCGCTTCTTTGATGTGGACAGTGAAGAACTTCTTGATGAAAAAATTGAAGTTCTTACTGCTTTGAAGGATGGGAAACCACCTGACCAAATCCCCAATTATTATTCTGTTCTTGAAAACTTCAGCCCGGATCAGCATTGGGACTGATCCACAATATTGTTGATTGAACCACCCCGGCCTTCGGGCCGGTGGTGGTTTTTTCATACCTATTCGCCGTTTCCCGGTTGTGGGCGGAAAACAGAGCCGGGGGAAATCGTGGTTCCTGACCCACGGTAAAAAAGGATTTTATGATGGAGGTATCACGCTATGACGAAAGAAAAGCTGATGGAGTGGGGCTTGACCGAGGAACAGGCCAACAAGGTTATGGAAGGGCTGAACGGTTCCTTTGTAACCAAGAGCCGGTTCAATGAGGTGAACGAGGAAAACAAGACCCTGAAAGCCCAAGTTTCTGAACGGGATGGGCAGATTGAAACCCTGAAGAAGTCCGCTGGTGATAACACGGAACTTCAGAACCAGATCACCGCCCTTCAGGAAGCGAACAGGCAGAAGGACAAGGATCACGCCAATGAAATCAAGGCCCTGAAGATCAGCAATGCCGTTGATGTGGCCCTGACCAATGCCAAGGCCAAGAACAATACTGCTGTAAAGGCGCTGTTGGCCGCATTCTTGGAGAAGGCGGAATTGGCCGATGATGGCACGGTGAAAGGGCTGGATGATGAAATTGGCAAGCTGACCAAGGGTGAGGACACGGCTTTTCTGTTCGACACCAGCGGCAAGGCCAAGTTTAAGGGAGCCAAGGCCGCTGAAAAGAGTGATCCCCACAATCAGCCCACCGGGGATGACCTTTCCAAAATGTCCTATGACGAACTGTGCAAGTACATGGAGGAAAACCCGGATGCGGTTTTGGAGTAACCTACACAATTTGACTACACAGAAAGGAAGTTTGAACGATGGCTAACAGCAAGTTTGATGCAAAGTCTTTCAACCCTGAAGCGTTTAAGTACATGGTTGGCCGTGTGCCTAACCTGACCCTGAACGCCCTGAAGAAGTCCCGTGCGCTGGCCGGGAACCCTGATATTCGGGCGGTGTTCACCAGTCAGAATGGCACCGGCTATGCCCGTCTTGCCATGCGTGGCCTTCTGGATGGGGATGCGGTGAACTATGACGGTGAAACCGACATTACCGCTACTTCCACCAAGACCTTTGAACAGGGCATGGTGGTTGTTGGCCGTGCCAAGGCATGGACTGAAAAGGACTTCAGCTATGACATTACGGGCGGCGTGGACTTCATGGGCAATGTGTCCGCACAGGTTGCGGAGTACAAGGATACCTTGGATCAGAAAACCCTTCTTTCCATCCTGAAGGGTGTTTTTGCCATGCCCACCAGCGATGCCAAGAACAAGGAGTTTGTGGAGAAGCACAGCACCACGATTTATGCCCCTATGAGCGCCACCACCCTGAACAGCGCCGTGAACAAGGCTTGTGGGGCCAATAAGCAGAAGTTTTCTTTGGTGTTCATGCACAGTGATGTTGCCACCAACCTTGAAAACATGAAGCTGTTGGAGTTCATGAAGCAGACGGACGGGGACGGCATTCAGAAGGATTTGACCCTTGCCACTTGGAATGGCCGCACTGTGGTTGTGGACGATGATCTTCCCGCCGTGACCGGCTATGCCGATGCTGAAGCGGACACCCCCGGCGCTTTGGTGATCAAGGCTTCCGGCGCTTCTGGTGCTTCTGAAATTGATCTTGCCAAGGCAACCCCCTACTTTGGCACCCGTACCCTTGCCGCTGATATGTATGTGGTTCCCGCTACGCAGTACACCACCTTCATCATGGGCAACGGCGCTATTTCCTATGAAGATATTGGGGCCAAGGTTCCTTATGAAATGGCCCGTGACCCCAAGACCAACGGCGGTGTTGATACCCTGTATATGCGTCAGCGCAAGGTGTTCAGCCCCTATGGTATCAGCTATGAGAAGAAAAGTCAGACCAAGCTGTCCCCCACGGACACTGACTTGGAGAATGGGCAGAACTGGACGCTGGTTCACAGCGGGGAAAGCACTGCTTCCCAGCGCACCTATATCAACCACAAGGCCATTCCCATTGCCCGGATTCAGTCTTTGGGCTGATGGAATGGCGGTGATTCCCGTTGCGTGAACAGGTTATTGCAATGCTTACGGCCCTTGGCGTGACGGGGGCCGCTGAAGATCCCCTGTTGGATATTGTGATCAGCAATGTTCAATACAGGGTTCAAAACGAAACCAACCGAAAGGATATGCCTGAAGGGTTGGTGAGCGTGGCCGTCTATATGGCGGTTGGCGAATACCTGAACATGAAGAAGGTTTCCGGGCAGTTGGAAGGGTTTGACCTTGAAGCGGCAATCAAGCAAATTCAGGAAGGCGATACCAACACGGTTTTTGCCATTGGGGATGGGAATTTGACCCCTGAACAGCGGTTGAACAGTCTGATTGACTACCTGACCAATGGGCGGAGCCGTGAACTTTACCGATTCAGGAAGTTTGTATGGTAAACGCCCACAGAAAAGCCCTTGAACGGTTGTGGAAGGATCGGTGTTCTATTTTCGTAAAAGAGAAAGTCACCGATCCAACCACACACCTGACTGACTTTGAAGAAAAGCCGCTTCTTCAGGATCAGCCCTGTAAATTGTCCTTTGAAACCTTAACTTCAAGTTCCGGTGATCCCGTGGCCGCTGTTGCCCAAACCGTGAAGCTGTTCTTGTCCCCTGATGTGGAAATCCCCGCTGGCTGTAAAATCGTTGTGACACGGTTCAACAATCTTGAACGGAAGTTCACCTATTCTAAAAGCGGTGAAGCCGGGGTTTTCACCAACCATCAAGAAATCCAGTTGGAGCCGTGGAAGGGGTATGCCTGATGGCTAAATGGGGCAAATGCGATTTTAAGCAACTGGAACGGCTGAACAAGAATATGGAAAAGCTGATGGGGGCGGATTTGGACAGGTTTTGCCGCCAAGCCGCCCAAGAGTTGGCGGGGCGCTTGCTGAATAAGGTTGTGAAGCGGACACCTGTTGTATATGGCACCTTGCGGGATGCGTGGGCGGTGATGCCTGTGGGCCACAGGGGAACCCATTACACAGTTGTTGTGCTGAATAACCTTCAGTATGCTTCCTATGTTGAATACGGCCACCGGCAACAGCCGGGGCGGTTCATTCCCGGTTATTGGGAAAGTGACCGCTTTGTTTATGATCCTGACGCTGAAGGCGGGATGGTGCTGAAGAAAAATTGGGTAAAGGGGCGCTATATGCTGACCATTTCCACACAAGAACTGGAACAGCAAGCGCCTAAAATTCTGGAAAAGAAGTTGTATTTGTTCCTGAAGGGGTGTTTCGATGCTTATTGAGATTATCAAAGGAATTTCAATGGCACTGAACGCCGCCTTTGGGGATGGGTATGAAATCTATCAGAATGATGTGGAACAGGGTTTGAAAGAACCCTGTTTTTTGATTGCCGTTTTACAACCGGAAATCACGCCCATGCTTGGGCGGCGCTTTATCAAGCGGAACCCATTTGACATTCAGTATTTTCCGACCAACCCCCGCAATAATGCGGAAATGTTCACCGTTGCGGAAACGATGATGGAAGCCTTGGACTTCATCACGCTTCCCAGCGGTGATCTTCTTCATGGAACCAGCGTGAATTATGAGATTGTGGACAATGTACTTCACTTCTTTGTGAACTATAACTTACCCATGATCCGCCCCGCTGAAGAAACCTATATGGAAACCTTGGAAACCGAGGTTGGAACCATTGGAGGGGATTAAAAATGCCTACGACCAAAACCAGAAAGCCCAAGACAGCGGAAGCGGCCCCGCCTGTTTCCAATGTCCCGGTTTTCACCAAAAGAAATATCCTGACCTTCCAGCGATACGCCAAGCGGCGTGATCTTCTGTCCGTTTTGCTGGAAGATGGAAAGGAATACACGATGGAGCAGGTGGACAGCTTGCTTCAAAACTTTTTCAAGAAAGGCAAGGTGAATTGATATGGCCCTTGGCGGCGGCACTTTTTTGACGCAGAACAAGATTCTGCCCGGTGCATATATCAACTTCATTTCGGTTGCGAATGCAAGCGCCACCCTCTCTGATCGTGGTATTGCGACCATCCCCCTTGAAATGAATTGGGGGCCTGAAGGTGAGGTTATCACCGTTGAACTTGGGGATTTCCAGAAGAATTCCCAAAAGATTTTCGGCTATGCGTACACGGCGGATGAACTGAAGCCCATGCGTGAGATTTTCAAACACGCCCAAACGGTTCACTTCTTCCGCCTGAATTCCAGCGGCGCAAAGGCCGCTTGCACTTATGCAACGGCCAAATACCCCGGCACCCGTGGGAATGACCTTCGTATTGTCATTGAGGAAAATGAAAACAGTCAGCCGGAAAGCAAACTGTATGATGTTTCCACTTTCCTTGGCACTGTCCAAGTGGATCAGCAGAAGGCCATTTCTAAAATGACTGACCTGAAGCCCAATGATTATGTGGACTTCAAAACAGAAGGAAGCCTTGCTGTGACCGCTTCCACCCCTCTGACCAGCGGCACCAATGGGAGTGTGGAGGATGCGGCTTATCAAACCTATCTGGATAAGATGGAAGCCTATACCTTCAACGCTATGGGTTGCCCCACCAACAAATCCACCATTACTGAACTGTTTTCTGCCTTCTGTAAGCGGATGCGGGATGATGTAGGCAAGAAGTTTCAGGTGGTATGCTTCCGCAAGCTGGCCGACTATGAAGGCACCGTGAGTGTGAAGAACACCATTGTTGGTGAAACCGATGATCCCGCCCTGATCCCGTGGGCAACCGGCGTGATTGCGGGAACCGCCGTGAATAAGTCCGCAACCAATATGGACTATGACGGGGAATATCAGATTGATACTGATTATACCCAAAGCGAATTGGAAGCCGGTATTCTGGAAGGTTCGTTCATGTTCCATCTGGTGGATGAAAAGGTTGTGGTTTTGGAGGATATTAACACCTTCATTTCCGTGACGGATGAAAAGTCCGGGGACTTTTCCAGCAATCAGACAATCCGGGTTCTGGATCAGATTGCCAATGATATTGCTGTTCTGTTCGGCAAGAAGTACCTTGGCAAAGTTCCCAATGACGCTTCCGGGCGGATCAGCCTGTGGAACGATATTGTGAAGCACCATCAGGAGCTTCAGAATATCCGGGCTATTGAGAACTTCTCCAGCGATAATGTGACGGTTGCCCAAGGCGATACCAAGAAGGCCGTTGTGGTGACGGACTATGTTACCCCGGTCAACGCTATGGCCCAGCTTTATATGACTGTCTATGTCCAGTAAGAAAGGGGTGTAAGAGTATATGGCAACTGTAATGCAAGCCAAGGACGCAGTTTCCGCTTCTTTGGCCGAATGCTTTGTAACCATTGGGGATAACCGTTACAACTTCATGCAGGCTATCAACCTTGAAGCCAACTTTGAGA